ATGGCAGTTATAGGACCGTGCTCAGAATGCCACTGAACCCTTGGTAAAGACCGTGAACGCGAGAGGATTCCCGATCACCAGACCATAATAAGCCTCGACCAGGAGCAGGGTCAAATTCTCCTGAAATGCAGAATGCCAGGTGGTGCCGTCGAAGTAGTTGGCTTCGGTGGACACCTTGAACGTGATATCCATTCCAACACCATATGCAGCCTGCGACCAGTCACCCGCAACTGCGCGAATCGTGGAGTCAACACCACCAGCACCCGACGCGACGACGGACGCCTTTGGGTTGGTGCCACCAGTGAGCGAAGCGCCGTTGACGCTGAACGGTGCCGCGGTCGGGGCGACGTTGCTGGTGATCGCGGGGAACGTGATCACGTACGAGGCCCCAGCGGTGCCTGTGACGGTAACGTTGGCGAACACCCCGCCCCAACCCTGGATGATGCCCTGGAGGGTCGCAGTGGACACGTTGAACGCCGCGGTGTACGAGTTGCCGCCAGCCGCTACGTTGAACGTCCCACCAGTGGGTGCACCGCTGATGGTGATGGTCTGGAGCGCGTCACCTGCACGCCAGTAACGGCCACCAACCCCCTTGTTGAAGATCGCCGGCCAACCCAACAGATCCCGGGACATGTTCCCGGTCTCGTCGTTGGTGGACGTGCTGTGGTCGTTGGACAGCAGCGGCCGGCCGGTGGTATCGGTGGCGAGCATCGCGTCGACCTGGAGCCGCGGGTCAGCGGCCCACCCGGTCATGTCGTAGTTTGCGTCCACGATCTTCCCGACACCGGTGACGAGGTCCGCGTAGATGCCGCCGGATGCCTGCGCTGTGGTACCGAGGGCGACGGTGTTGGGGGTCATGGCGATGTAGTCCGCGAACGGGCCGGCCGCGCCGGTACGGAGTGACTTGCCGGTGATCGCGGCGTAGTCGAACGCCCGGGACAGCGCGGTGGGGAGGTCCTGCTGGAGTTGTTCGTACAGGCCACCGGGGTTGGTCATGACGACCTCGTCGGACACGGGCACGAGCAGCGCGAGCTTCTTGCCGGACATCAGTTTGACGCCGACACCACCCTGTGCGGCGGGCTTGACGCCGCCTTCTCCGACCCAGTCCGCGATGGGGATGTCCATCGGGACGGGGATCGCGGTGTTCGCGGCGACGGACAGCGGGACGCGGCGGGCGAGTGACATGACAGCGGACTTCTCCGCTGCCTTCGCGAAGATGGGCCCGGTGATGGTCGGGGGGAGTAGAACTGAGCTGGTATTGGCCAGCGCAGACGGGTTAATGGCCATTTTGGTGGTCCTTAGTTGTTAGCGGGTGTTCCCGCGGGCTTTGAGGATCAGGTCAGCGAATTGCTGCGCTGGATCGGGTGATGCGGCCGACCTGCTCCCTTGTGAGTGGTCGGGTTTGAGGCTGTTGGAGGTTTTCATCAGTGCGAGCAGCGCGTCAGCGTCGGCGGCAAGCTCTTCGGGGGTGTCGCCGCGTAGTCGTGCGGCGAGTTCCGCGGGGAGTTTCTTGGTCACAGCGACTTGTGACCTGACGAGTTCCCGCTCAACTTCAGCGGCCCGCTTTTCGGCGGCTTCGGCTCGTTCTTGGCTTCTCTGCAACTCGGTTTTCTGGGCTTCCGCGATGGCGTCGAACTGTTCGGCTTTCTTCTTCAGGTCACCGAATCCCGCGTACTTCGCTTCGGCGCGTTTCACGCGTTCCGCGATGATGCGGTTCAGTTCTTCTTGCGTCGCGGGGGGCTTGAATCCTTCGTTGCTGGCGGGTGGCGTGGTTCCGCTGTTGTTACCGCCCTGATCTGTCCCTTCGGGGGTGCCTTCGGGGGTGCCTTCGTCGCTCACTGATTCCTCCATTGATCCGCGCATTCAAGTCCGCTGCGCGTGGGCGTAGTCCCGCCGTGGTGGCGGGGAAACTTCGGTTATTCGGCGGGTACGCCGGCTACGGCTTTGGCGGCTGTTACCGGGTCCGTTTGCGGCGTTGGTTCGGCCGCTGTGAGGGCTTGCTGGGTGGCGAGGGCTTCGGCTTGCGCTTTGGCTTGCTGCTGCTGGTATTGCACGTCCAACAGCCGGGCGCGTTCCCGTTTGACGGGGGACCACCCGATTTCTTCCCGCGCCATTTCGAGCGGGAGGATGGGGATGCCACCGACTTGCGTGGAGGCGAGTTTCATGACGGCGTCAGCGGTTTGTGCGCGGGTTGGTGTTGATGGGTCACGCCACATGGTTTCCATGCTGGCGAGGGCGGGGTTCCATTCGCCTTCTTGGATGCGACGCACGAGGCGCATTCCGGCTTCCCAGGATCCGCCCCACGCGCGTTCCCGCCGTTCGGCGCGTTTGATGAGCCGGGACTCGTCCGCGTTGATGCTGCCCTCACTGGGCGGGTTGGCTGTGTTCTGCCCGAAATACCGCACCGGCAACCCGGACACGGACGACACCAAACCCGCGTAGTGCTCCACGATGTTCGTGAAGTTCGACAGGTTCGCAGCCTCGAACTGCCCGACCTTCGCCTGGTCGTTCATCAACGCCCACACCGACGAGAAATACGTTTCCCACTGGGTTTTGAAGTTCCCATCGACGTCTTGGAAGTCGGACGGTTTCGCCCCGAGCACCCAACGTTGCGGGACACCCATCGCCTCAGTCGCCAACTGCGCGTTGGTGAGTGCCCGGGCAGCGGCATCCGTCAATGGGATGACATCAGCCATCTCACTGACACCACTACGACGCGCTGTCCTCGTGCGGTTCACGAGCGGGACGACCGGGACAACACCCATGTTGTGGACGTTCCGGTCAATCTCAGCCCAAATGAACCCAGTGTCCTCAGTGAGTTCCAACCAGATCGTTTCATCCGGCAAATACAGGGTCCCGAACTCTTCCGCGCGTTGACCCATCGCCGCCGGCCGCTGATGCATCCGCAACGCCGCTGAGATCGCCCGGGTGCGGGGGTCACGGTTCGCGACCATCTCCAACGGCGACTCAACCGTCACAATCGGGGTGTTCGCGTCCTGCTCGTTGGCTCCGACACACAAATACGACCGGCCGAACACCAACGCATCCAAATGCGCGAGTTGGGACTCTTCATCGAGCCCGTTTGCTTGCCAAACCCGCCACAGATCGTCGTCGCGGTCGTCTTCGTTGGGTAAACGGAACCCCTCGAGGTCGATTCGCTCCTCCAACGCATCAACTGTGACCCGCGGCCAGTTCACAATCGTCAGGAACTTCCGCAACGCGGGCGGAACAGCCATCCCAAGCTGCTCAACCCGCTGCATACCCTCGTAATACGCATCGAGACTGACCAAACCGGGCTGATCGACCAGCAAAAGTTGCCGCAACCGCATGAAGGTGGCCCATTCGTCATCACTGAGCGACAACAGGGCACCCCCATCCGTTTATTAGGTCACCATCCGAACAGGATCACCCTGGTATCCGCTGGTTCAGCGGTTTCACCGGCCGCAACAGCGTCGCAAGCAGCCTCATGCGCCAACACAGACGCCATCGCGGCGTCAATCTTCTGGTGATACGCCCCGTGAGGCTTCCCCAGCAGGTACCTGAGCCCCGGTTTCGGTTCTTTCCGGGCGTTCGCCATGTGCAACGCGGTGATCGGGCACCCATCATGGGTGATCCGACCCTGCTGCAAGTCCGTGACGAACCGTTTCAACGCCTCATGCATGGGTTGCACACGGTACGTGGCCCATTCAAGGACTTTCTTCTCCCCGTACTGCAACGCCCACGACTCGATCTCGGTTTTCCAGTCCGGCGGATCACAATAAAACCTCAACACATGATGGTCAGCGAACAACTGCTCAACCGCTGTGTGCACATGCGCCCTCGGGATCCGACCACCATGCTCCGTGGGGTTCCAAATCGTCGGGAACCGTTCCCCACCGATCTCGTATGTCGGGGTGAACTGATACCCATCGAGGGTTTCGGCGCGGATCGCGGAAAAATCATCTAGATCGCTGCCGTCGAACCCGGCACAGATGGCGAGCACTCTCACCGCCTATGCAGTTGCGTATGCGTTTCTGGTAGAATCAAGCCATGCCGAAGAACCCCATGAAGAACCGCGTTGTGCGTGTCTCAGACCGCATCTGGGACGCAGCCAAGGCCCGCGCCGACGCAAACGGGGAATCCATCAGCGACGCCGTCCGCAGATCCCTGGAGAGATACGCAAAGCCCGTAATCGAAGTCTCCATAACGGCACCATCGGGACTCACGTGCTCATCTTGCGGGCACGTCGTCGTCCCCGAAACAAAACCCCTACCGGACTGGTATCGCACGGACACCCCGCACCACATGCACCCACATACCGCCGAGGATGCCCATTGCATGCCGGACGTGCGCTGACATGAGCCACCTTGACGACATCCGCGCGTTCTTCGCGAAGAAGAACCAACCAGTGCCGCACACCATCTACACCGCAGCCGCTGTCCGAGACATTGAGGAACAACGCATCGGCAACTACATGCGGGGCGGCAAGGTCGCGTTCGATCCCGTCATCTGCACCCGCTGCGGCGCGATGGTCCTGGTCTCCAGCACGGAACTTCACGACAAGTGGCATGCAGGCAAATACTGCGACGCCATCTCCCACGTAGGCGACCGGTGCATCCGCACCGACCACCACAGCGCCCAAGAACACATGGCGACAATCGGCACGCACTCCACCCTTTACACGTGGCAAGGCACCTACAGCCGCACCTAACGCGCAGCTACGCCAACTCCCGCACCCGGGCGTGCTCATCCCACAAACCATCCGGCAACCACGCACCATGACCCTGCACCAACCGGTTACCGAAGAACCGCTCAGCCTGCGCCGGATCCGTCACCATCAGTTCCGCGGCCTCAGCCTCGATCGAGTCAAGGTTGACGTGATCCGACCCCGCGTACACGTACGCGAGGATCTTCCGCCGTTCACGCTTATCCCCGAACGACAGGTTAGCCGGCGGGTTGCGGTAGAACTTGAAGATGTCCGGCGCCTGTGACTCGTAGGTTGTCTGCGCCACACTGTTCTCCGACGGATCCCACGGGTTCGTGTGCTCCATCGTCCGGCCACCCATACCAGCAGCACCACGACGCTGCGTCTCCGCAACATTCCGCATCTTGTTCGCCTTCGTGTAAACCCCGGACTCATCCTGATGCGCATACGAGATCGGGTTACCCAGTCTGGACAGCGCCGACGATGTCACAGCGTCAATCCGGTCCATATCCGGGTCATCACTGTTACCCACCACGCGGATGAAATTCTCCCGCGGCTTCAACAAGTTCTTCAGCGGGCCAAGGTGGATCATCGCCACCAACGGACGCCACACGTTATCCACCTGCTCCTGGCTGGTGGCAGTCAACTGGATCAACGGCGACGGGTGACGAACCCCCATCGGCTCGCCCAGCTCGTAATCGAACCCCCAACCACAATCACACCCATGCTCGGCGCAGTCATACGCGTCACCGGCACGAGCCCACCCACCGAACTGAGACGGCCCAACAGCCTGCAACGCCACGTCAGTGGCCGCGTCAGGGCCCTTGCCGGCCTTCTGCGGACCAACCACCAACGACCGCCGATACACAAACGCCTGATTCAGCGGCGGCTCGTTGGGGTCGTACGTCGCGTCCTCACGGACCCGCAGAAAATTCGCCGTACACCAAAACTGCCAGTCATACTTCCTGTACGGCTTACCCCGCGCATGCCGATCAGGCACCCGACAATGCTGCGTCACCCAACCGTCAGCCAAATCCCCAAGCGTCGGGAAGTCGACTACACCTATCCGGTCACTGAGCATCGCCCGCGACCCGCAAACGCCGCTCACGCCTCACAGTCGGCTCCGAACGCTCGGTGGCTCTAGCAGCAACCTCATCCGTCGCCACCCGCCAACCCATCTCAGCCAAACCAGCAGTCGTCAAACCAACCTGATCCGCAAACCGATGCAACTGACCCAACAAACTCGCGGACGCGTCGGGATCCTCACACCGCACCGCCAACCGCACCCACATCGCCACAGACCGCACACGCCACGACTCGCTAGGGAGTGACCAGGCAGCACCCTGCGGCAAGCGCCACGTCGACTCCCACACGTCCAACTCACGCTCATATAGCTCAGCCAGGCGAACCTGCTTCGCCTCATCGCCAAACACGGGCTGAGGCAACGGAAACTCAGGCACCGGCCCCTCAAACGACGCCGGCAACGCCGTCAAAGAAACCCCACGCCGATCAGACCGACCCGACGTAAGATCAGGCTGCGGACCAGACCGATTACGCGCACCACCCGACGACACCGCGCTGCCTCCAAGTCAACGACTACAGCCGGTAGTCACGGTTAGCTAGCAACCCGGCCACGTTAGCTGGATAACCAGGCCACAGCAGACCAGCAGCCTGCATAATATGCAACGACCGACGCTAACTGGCCACAAAAATCCCTGAGTCACCCAAATGCGACCCTTTGAACCCGTCGCACGCCTTAGCGACC